ATGCGGCGGCTGCGCGGATTCGATCGTCACGCCATCAAGGCGGAGGTGCACCGGCGGGGGCTCACCCTGGTCGGGATCGCCCGCTCGGCGGGACTCGAGCCGTCCGCCTGCAAGGTCGCGCTGCGCCGTCGAAACCACGGCGGCGAGCGGGCGATCGCGGCGGCCCTCGGGGTCGAGCCCTCCGTCCTGTGGCCCGAGCGATACGCCGCCGGTCCGGTCTCTCCTGTTTACAGTAGACGACGAGAGAGGGCGCCCGCCAGTCCAATCGGCGCATGCCTGTCGACAGTCCGGAGGGGAAAATGACCCGTCCGGCGTCCGGATTGCGCGCGTCCGTAGACACGCCAAGCGCCGTCGCGCAGCGGATGTACGTCCGCCTGCTGGTCGTGGCCGTGCTCACCTGCGCCTGGCTGACGCTGTCGGCGGCGATCCTGGAGGTGATGACCCGGACCGGGGGCGCGCCATGACGCGACCCGGCCTCGCGCGCCAGCTCCAGGCGGTGACGCTCGCCCATTACGAGGCGCGCGATCAGCTCCAGCAGCGGCTGCGGGCCGGAGGCCTGAGCGAGCCCGAGCGCGAGCTGGCACAGCAGCACGTGCTGGCGCTGCGGGCTGCCCGCGAGACCTTCGTGACCTTTTTGCGCGACCAGGCCGCCCGCGGCTGGACCGAGCCGGGCGCGACGCGCCTGGCACACGACGCCATGGTCGCGGGCGACGCGATCCCCACCGAGGAGCTGGCGCAATGAGCACCTGGTCGGACCTCGCGACGGCGCTTCCGTTTCCCGACGCCTTCAGTGCCGTGTGGACGGCGCCGCAGCAATTACGCGAAGCGCTGCAGGCGGAAGTTCATCGCGCCATGGCGGAAGGGGCTTCCTACCGAACGTTCCGAGCACGAGCAAAAGCGCTGCTGTCGCACGCTGCTGTTTCGTCGCGTGGCGCGGGAGCGGAACAATGAATTTGCTCCCGGCCTGCTCCTCCAACATCAGCGCAGCGATCGACCAGGACATGCGCGCCAGCAGGACGCGCCAAGCGCCGAGCGAGAGAGCTTCCCAACGATCGGGACCGCCGTCGAGCGCCAGCCATTCGAGGGCTTCGTCAGCTTCGGCATCGTGCGCCGAATCGAACGGCACGCGCTTCATTTCCTCGAGCAGCGGCCGGAACAGCGGCAGAAAGTCGAAGATCAGCTCCGCCACGCCTCCCGGGCCGACGTTGTCGATGGCTGGCGGGACCCTCTCGGGTCTCACATGCCTATCCAGATACGCAGCCCAAAGCTGCCTGCCCAAATCCGACATCTCCAATCCCTCCGGTTCGGTTCTCGGCACACCGATCATGGGGGATGCGCGCCACCTGCGCCAAGGGGCGGAACGCCCCGATGTGGTGGGGCCGCGGGGCTACCCGCGGCGGGGCGTTGCCCCGCACTCCCTCCCGGACACTGAGGCGGACGTGTCTCCCGGCACGTCCGCCGGCTTTTCCGGGCCCGTTTGAAGCGGCTTCAAAGCGGCAAGAAACATGACCATCGAGACGATCGAGATCGAGACAATCGACGCCAGCGGACGGCTGCGGCCCGTGAACCAGGCCTGGGTCGACACCATGGCCGAAGAGGTCGCCGCCGGCGCGACCCTGCCGGCCATCGAGGTGGTCGAGACGGCGCCGGGCGCCTACCGCCTGATCACCGGGGCGCATCGCCTCGCCGTCGCCGGTCAGCTCGGCTTCGCCACGATCGAGGCCATCGTCTGGCCAGCCTCGGCCTTCGCCGACGAGAGCAAGATCCGGCTCAAGGAAATCCAGGAGAACATGCTGCGGTACGAGCAGACCGAGCTCGACCGCGCCGTGGCGATCGCCGAGTGGAAGCGCATCTTCGAAGCCGCCAATCCGACCCCGAAGCGGGGCCGGAAGGCCGCCGGGGAAATGATTCCAGAATCTGGAAACATTTTCGTCGAGCGGTTTTCGGAGGCCGCCGCCCGCGCGCTCGGCATCTCGGAAAGCTCGGTCTACGTGGCCGTCGAGATCGCCAAGGGACTGGACCAGGAGGTTCGTCTGGCGATCGCGGCTCACCCGATCGCCGATCACCAGAGCGAATTGCTCGCGCTCGCACGCCAGCCGGCCGAGCGGCAGCAGGCGATTGTCGCGCTGCTGCTCGATCCCGACCAGGGCATCGGCTCCGTCGCCACGGCGATCGCGGCGCTCGACAAGACGCCGGCGCCGGCAAGGGCGCCGGCCTGGGAGAAGCTCTCCGGCCGGTTTTCAAAGCTGAAGGAGTCGCAGCAGCACGCGTTCTTCGAGGCCCATTTCGACGCCATCAGCTTGTGGCTCGCGAAGCGTCCGATCAAGCGGTGACGCCATGGCCCGCCGCGACACCTCCACGCTCGACCTGTTTCGCGACGTGACGCCGGCGCCGGTGGTGCCGCGCTTCGCGGCGGAGCAGGTCAAGGCGTGGACGCCGGCGCGGCGGCTGTCGCGGGCCATCGCCCTGACGCTCGACGAGTGCGGGCAGAGCCGCGAGGAGGTCGCCGCCGCGCTGTCGGCCCATCTCGGCGAGCGCGTGTCGAAGGCGACGCTCGACGCCTATGCGAGCCCGGAGAAGCCGCACGCCATCTCGGCGCAGCGGCTCGCCGCGCTCGTCGTCGTCACGGGCGACGTGCGGGCGCTCAACACCCTCCTCAACGAGGCCGGGCTGATCGTGGTGCCGGACAAGTACGAGGCGCTGCTCAAGCGCGAGAAGGCCCGCGAGCTGAAGGAGCGCGCCGAGCGCGACGAGCAGGCCGCCGACGCCGAGTGGAGGGCGCGGCGATGAAGGAGTGGTGCACGGCGCGCGAGCTGGCCGACGAGACGCTGCCGGGCTTTCCGGACACAGAGCGCGGCATCCAGCTGCTCGCCGAACGCTCCGGCTGGGCCGACAGCCTCGCCCATGTGCGGCGGCGGGCCGGCCGCGGTGGCGGCCTCGAATACAACGTCGCGCTGCTGCCGCCGCTGGCCCGCATCGCCTACGAGCGCCGGCACCGGCGCGTCGAGGCGCTGGCGTCTGCGGCATCGGAGCTGCCCGTGCCGGCCGCGCCGACCCTCGGCCACGATCTCAGCGACCGCGCCGCGCTGGAGCGCGATGCCCGCCTCGCCATCGTCGCGGCCTACCAGGCGTTCGGCGCCGGTCAGCGGCTCTCCGAGACGTCGCGCACCAAGATCTTCGTGGACGGCTACAACGCCGGCTCGCTGGCCGTGGAGCCCTGGATCCGCGAGATCGTGCCGCATCTGTCGCCGCGCTCGCTGGCGCGCTGGCGGTCGGCACGCGCCATCGGCCGCGTCGATGCGCTGGCGGTCGACCGCGCCAGCGCCCGCAAGGGCAAGGGCGTGCTCGACACGGCGGCCGGCGGCCGCGTGAAAACCTTCCTGCTGGCGCTGCTGGCACAGAACCCGCACCTGTCGGCGCAGCATCTGCGCCAACTGATCAGGAGCGAGTTCGGCGACACGCTCGACCTCGGCACCGGCAAGGCCGTGCCGGTGCCGCCGGTGCGCACCATCCAGCACGTGGTGGCGAAGCTCAAAGAGACGGAGCACGTCGCGCTGACGAAGCTGTCGAACCCGGACCGCTACCGCTCGGCCATGGCGCCAGCCGGCGTCGGCACCTATCGCTGGGTCACCGAGCCGAACACACTGTGGATGATCGACGCCTCGCCGGTCGATGCGCTGTGCGTCGACGGCCGCCACACGATCTACGCGGCGATCGACATCGCGACCCGGCGCATCGTCCTCACCGTCTCGCGCACGCCACGCGCCGCCGCCGTGGCGCTCCTGATCCGCAAGGCGATCCTTCTCTGGGGCGTGCCGGACAAGATCAAGACCGACAACGGCTCCGACTTCGTGGCGCGCGACACCCAGCGGCTGTTCGCCGCGCTCGGCATCGAGATGGAGCTCAGCGACCCCTACCAGCCGCAGCAGAAGGCCTTCGTCGAGCGCGCCATCAAGACCTTCCAGCACGACTGCGCCACCCTTCTGGAGGGCTTCGTCGGCCACAGCGTGGCCGATCGGAAGCGCCTCGAAGACCGCCAAAGCTTCGCCCAGAACCTCGGCGCCGACACGGCCGAGACCTTCGGCGTGACGCTCACGGGCGCTGCGCTGCAGGCACAGGTCGACCGCTGGGTCGACACCGTCTATGCCGAGCGCGAGCACGCGGCGCTGAAGACCTCGCCGCGGCTCGCCGCCGCCGCCTCGAAGCGGCCGGTCCGCACCGTCGATCCGCGCGCCCTCGACCTGTTGCTGATGCCGGTCGCCGGCGGCGACGGGTTTCGCGAGGTCACCAAGCTCGGCGTGCGGGTCGACGGCTTCCACTACGTGGTCATGGCGGCGCTGCCGGGCGACCGCGTGCTGGTGCGCATGGACCCGGCCGACGCCGGCCGCATCTACTGTTTCGACGCCGAAGACGGGCGCTTCGTCGGCGAGGGCCTGTGCCCGGAGCTGGCCGGCATCGATCCGGCGGCGCTGCTCAAGGCCAAGCGCGAGGCGCAGGCCGACATCCTGGCCGAGACGATGCGCGACGCCCGCCAGGTCATCAAGGACATCACCAAGGGGCCGGCCCTGATCGAGCGCGTGTTGGCGGTCGCCGAGCGCGACGTCGAGGCGGCCCGCGCGCCCAACGTGATCAGCCTGCCGAAGCGCACCGAACAGCACGAGACGCCGGCGATCGCCGCCGCGCTCGACGCGATGACGCCGCGGCCCGCCCCGACGCCGTCGGCCGACGTGCTCGCCATGCAGGCGCGGCTGATCGCCGAGGACGCCGTGGTGACGCCGCTGCGCACCGAGGAAACGCCGCACCAGCGCTGGCAGCGCGCGCTCGCGCTGATCGCATGCCTCGCCGCCGGCGCTCCCGTCACCGCCGAGGAGGCGATGTGGCTGGGCGGCTGGCGCACCGGCCCGGAGTTCAAGGGCTTCGCGCTCACCTACGGCGATCCGTTCGAGGCCGCCGAGACGCGCGACGCCGAGACGAAAAACCCCGCCGCGTCCTGGACCGACGCGGCGGGGCAGCACTCTCTCTGAAAGGACCAAACATGTCGACGACCAATACCGGCGTCAAGGGACAGGTGCCCCTGAAAAACGTCGCGAGCTTCATGCAATTGACCGTGCGGCTGATCGAGCGGGAGCCGCATCTGCCGGGATTCGGCGTCTGTCACGGACCGAGCGGCTTCGGGAAGACGTACGCCAGCATTTACGCGCAGAACAAGACGCGCGCGGTGCGCGTCGAGGTCGGGGATTCCTGGACGCGCAAGTCGTTCCTGAAAGCCTTGCTGTTCGAGCTCGGCGCCGCGCCCGGGCGGGCGACGATCAACGACATGGCCGACCAGGCCAAGGCGCTGCTCGGCGACGATCCTCGCCGCCCGCTGATCATCGACGAGGCCGACAAGCTGGTCGACAAGGGCATGGTCGAGCTGGTGCGCGAGATCGGCGACGTCGCGCTGTGCCCGGTGATCCTGATAGGTGAAGAGACCCTGCCGAAGAAGCTCGTCGCGATCGAGCGCTTCCATGGTCGCGTGCTCGACTGGATGGGGGCAGAGCGGTGCGACGACGAGGACACGGCGGCGCTCGCCAAGGCGCTGTGTCCCGGTCTCACGATCGCACCCGACCTGCTCGCCGAGATCTGCCGCCAGTCGGACGGTCGCGCGCGCCGCATCGTCGTCAATCTGGCCCGCGCCACCGAGATCGCCCGCAACCGCGGCCTGACGACGATGGACCGGGGGGCTTGGGGCAGCCTGCCGTTCTTCACGTCGAAGCCGCCGGTGCCGCGGAACTTCGACGATCCCCGCCGGAGCGCCTGAGATGGGCCGGCGCGTCACCCCCGCAGCCACCGCGCACGCCGTGCCGGTCGCGATCCCGCGCGGCCACGACTGGTACTGGTCGGTGATCCGCGACCTGAACAAGGCCGGCCCGTGGACGGCCGGCGAGGTCGTGGCTCGCTCCAACGCGCATCGCGCCAGCATCCACGATTTCGTCGGCCGCCTGGTCGCCGCCGGCATTGCCGAGGAGGTCGCGTCCCCGGATGGCCGGCCGCCGCGCTTCTTTCGCCTGGTCGCGAGCCCGGCCGCGACGCCGCGGCTGCGGCGCGACGGCACGGCGGCGCCGCCCTCGGCGCAGGCGCAGATGTGGGTCGCGATCCGGCAGCTCGGCCAGTTCACTTACTCCGAGCTGCTGCTCGCCGCCTCGACCGACGAGCTGGCCGTCACCGCGGTCGCGGCGCGCAGCTACATCGCGCGGCTCGTCGCCGCCGGCTATCTCACGGCCGCCGTGCCGGGAGGCCCGAAGAAGCCCGCCGTCTGGCGGCTCAAGCCCAGCATGAACACCGGCCCGAAGGCGCCGCAGGTGCTGCGCACGCATTTCGTGTTCGATCCCAACCGCGGCGCCGTGATCGGCGGGCCCGTGACGGCCGAGGAGGCGTTCACATGACGCCGCCGCTCAAGCTCGATCACGTCGCCAAGGCGCGGGCCGCCTGGGGCGACATGCCGGCCTGGATCGAGGCCCTGGCCGCCGAGGCGACCCGCACGTCCGGCAACGCCGCGGCGGCCCGCATCGGCTACTCGCCCGCCGTCGTCTCGGCCGTGCTGTCGCGCACCTATCGGGGCGACTACACGCGCGTCGCCGAGAAGGTCGCCGGCGCCCTGATGGGCGTCACGGTCGATTGCCCGGTGCTGGGCGAGATCGCCCGCGACCGCTGCCTCGACGAGCAGACGCGCGGCTTTTCCGCGTCGTCCTCGGTGCGCGCCCGCCTCTATCGGGCATGCCGCGGCAACTGCCCCCACTCGCGCATCAAGGGAGATGCAACGTGATCCCCGACACCCCCCTGTCCGAGCAGATCCTGCGGCTGGCGCACTGGTTCACGGCGGTGCGGATCGGCACGCACGAATTCACGGCCGACGGCATGGCCGCCTTCGGATCGGCGCTGCATGCCTGCGCCGAGGGCGCCGAGCGGCTGGAGCGCGATCTTCGTGCGGCGCGCGACTCCGCTCTCGACGCGGCCGCCGGCCGCATCCTGGCGGAGATGCCGGCCGGTGCCACCGTGGTGGCGCCGACCTCCGATCATCTCACCCGGCTGATCGCGATCGCGCGCGGCGAAGTGCCGGGCGTGGTGCTGCTCCCGCGTCGCCAGGCCCGCGCGATCCCGTGGGGCTGCCCCGGCGGCGGCGGCGACGGTCGCCGCGACGGCGACGGCGGAGACGCGGCATGAGCGGCGCGGTCAGCATCAGGATGATCCTGCGGGCCGTCGCGGTGGCGTACGACATTCCGGCTCACGCGATCGCCCATCATCGGCGCAACCGCGAGCGCGTGCGGGCCCGCGACGCCGTCTGCCTGCTCGCCCGCGAGCTGACGAGCTACAGCTACCCGCAGATCGGGCGCCTGCTCGGCAACCGCGACCACACCACCATCATGGATGCCGCCGGTCGCGCCACCGCGCTGCTGGCCGAGGACGAGGCGTTCGCCCGCCGGTTCGCCATGGCCCGCGAGACGGTGCTGTCGTCGCTCGGCACCGCCGCGCGCTGGCAGGATGCCGACGCGGTCGCGGCGGCGGCGCGCGTCATGGGCGACAATCCGTGGCGCGTGGCGACCGACCTGTCGGTCGACGAGATCGTCGCCGTCGCGGCCCGGGCCGTGGCCCTGGAGCACGTCGCGGCCACCACCTATCAGCTCCTGGCGCATCTCGACGAGCACGAGCGGCTGCGGCCCCGGTTCCGCGACCCGGCGGTCCAGGCCCGCCGATGCGACCTGCTCAGAAGCTGCCGCGCCATGAGCGACAGCCTCGCCGATGTCCTGCAGGGGCTCGGCTACGAGTACGCCGAACCCGAAGCCCCCAGCCAGCAGGAGTAGGACCATGGCCAAGCGAACCAAGGTGGCGGCCCCGCAGCTCCCCGTGCCGCAGAGTGACGTCGAGGCGGCGGCCGCGATCGCTCGCATCGGCGAGCTGATGCGCGAGGTCGAGCGGATCAAGGCCGAGGGCGACGACAAGCTGGCCGTGATCGCGGCCGAGGTGAACGCCCGCGCGACGCCGGTGCGCGCCGTGCTCAAGGCCGAGATCGAGGGCCTCAAGACCTATTGCGAGGCCAACCGCTCCCGCCTCACCGACGGCTTCAAGCGCAAGACCGCGACCTTCGAGACAGGCACGGCCGCCTGGCGGGCCCGCCCCGCCAGCGTCTCGCTGCGCGACAAGGTCGACGAGATCATCGCCCGCGTGAAGACGCTCGGCCTCGCCCGCTTCCTGCGCACCAAGGAGGAGATCGACAAGGAGGCGATGCTGAAGGAGCCCGAGATCGCCCGCAGCATCGTCGGCGTGACGATCGGCTCGGCCGGCGAGGATTTCGTCGTGGAGCCGCTGCAGATGGCGGAGGCGGTGCCGTGAGCAAGCCGATCCTCAAGACGTGGACAACCGCCGGCGCCCAGCGGGCGACGATCACCAGGCTCGATCGTATCGACGCTGCGCTGATCGAGATCGCCGGCCTCTGGGGCGACATGGACGAGTTCCTCGTCGGTCGAGCTGACGAGCTGCGTCACGCCGTCGGCGAGTTACGGGCCGACGTGATCGAGAGCTTCGCGGAGGCTGACTCATGATGAGTCTTACGCGGCGCCAGGCCGAGTGCCTCGCCTTCATCTCCGGCTATCTGGTGACACACCAGGAGGGGCCGAGTCTGCCCGAGATCGCCCGCGGGATCGGGGTCAACAGCAGCTCGGCGGTGCAGCACCTGCTCCGCCGCCTGAAGGAGCGCGGCCGCATCGACTGGCTGCCGGGCAAGTCGCGGTCGATCCGGCTCACCGGCGAGGCGCCCGTGACGCTGCCGCCCGCCCTGCTCGCCACGCTCGCCGTCTTCTGCGCCGAGCGCGGCGAGGACCCGTCCGCCGCCGTCGCCGACGCCGTCACGCTGTACCTCGACCAGATGACGGGAGGCGCCTCGTGA